CTATTGTTTCCTCATTTTTTCAATCTCTTCCGCCCTCTCCACATTTCCCTCAAAGGTGTACAGCACATCGTACAGCATTGCTTTTCGCACATTGTCTTTACGCGTCACATCACCCTCGGCGAGTATGTCCACCATCCGCATCTGGGCATCAAACATATTCCTGACCACCCCACTCTCGTCACGTTCGAATACCTTGGGGAACTTGCCGGCAATAAATCGCATGCACCCCAGGTAGTACCAGTACACAACGATGCGGGCCTGAATAGACTGGCTGGCGACATATCTTCCCACCTTCCTCATTTTTAGAGCGTCGAACTCGCCCAGGTGGTACATGGAGGCAATGAGCATATTCAGACTGTCCTCGGCAGAATCCGACTGTTCATTTACAGCCGCTGCATACGCAGCAGCGTATGTCTGCAGATAGATAAACTGTTCATACCTGAGATCTGTGAGGGCATCAGAAGGGCCTTTCAGACGAAAAATACCAAGATAAGACAGGGTTGGAAATGGATTCTTCACCAGTCCGGGGTCCAGCATCATTTTCTCTGCTTTCCCTTCGGATCCGTCTGTCTGGGTGGTAAACAGAAAGGCAAAACATCCGGCCATCATAGCCACATCCGGAGCGGTGACTGCGTAGGATTTCTTGCCGATCTTCATCAGATACTGTCCACGTTTCTTTTTCACATGAGCTCCGAGTGAGTGAAACAGCATCTTGACCTGTATCTCATTTGGATTAACCCCACGCAGGTACATGTCTGCGAGAAACAACAGGTCTTTTGTTGTCAGCTCGTCCCAGTTCTCCGGGACCAGGTACCGGGTGTCGTTGATGGTGATGCCTCTCATGCAACAAACATTTTCTTGTCTGCTGTGTTGTAGTCCAGCCGGCCCGAGGATGATTGTATTCCCAGATGAGCGGACTGGTCATTGAGATAGTTCTGCAGTTCAGACAGGTAGAACGAAGCGAATTCTGAGGCATTGCCCACTACGGAGAGGATCACCGGGGTGTACTGCCCCTCTGTGGATGCCTGAAATGGCATCGATGCGGTTTGGTTGGCAACAAAGAGCCGCACCAGACGGGCCGTCTCCCGGTACACCGGCACCCTCACGGCTGGGATGATAGTGCCACCAACAGTGATGTCCCTGTCTGTGGTCATAGCGTCAATCTCAGGAAGGGCAGCACGTAGAAGCGTGTCCAGCGTCCGGCCCAGGATCTTGGAGACAAAGCGGGCCTCGATGGCACTCATCACACAGCGCAGAGCTTCAAAGGTCAGGCGCGAATATCCGATGTTGACCTCACCACGGTCCTGGAAGTCTTCAGCGGAATTCAGGTAGTTGGAGCGTCGCAGGGAGTAGACGCGGGAAGATGTCCACTGCGGGAACTTCTCTTTGTTTCGTTCTAGATGCCGAATAAGAGCCTCCAGAGCATTCCATCCTCTGTCAAGCAGGCCGGCACGATATGCGGCAATCTTTGCATCGGAGGCCGGCACAAACTTATCGGCAATTTTGGTGACGGTGTGTCCGGTGTCCCCCACATTGATGCCCAGCTCTGGGGCTCCCAGCCACATCAGAAAAGGTCCCAGAGGCTTGCGAATCTCCGGGATCAGTGTGGCGAGCGCGGATTTCTGGGCTTCTGCCATTCCATCCGGTAACATCCCAGTGGCACACAGTTCCAGGTCAGAGATCAGAGCATCCCCCAGATAGGGACGCAGAAACCTCTCTATTGCAGGTTCCAGAAAAGGATGCCAGGAAGCCTCCGGGATGGAGGCAGCAACCTTGACGACGGCTCTGAGTTCCTCGGTGGTTGTTATCAGTTTGCTCATGTCTATACTTTTTGATTGCCGATTTGTTTTGTCTGTCCGGTGCCTTTGTCCAGGGTTTCGAGCATGATGTTGGGAATAACGAAATGCAGATCCGGATCCCACCGGTTCACTTTTTTTGCGATGTACAGGGGGAGGAGAATCTTTTCACGCACCGGCCGCATCATGGCCTGTTTGATGATGAACAGTTCCCGGGCTTCTGTCCCGTTGATGCTCTTGTTCTTCCCGGGGGATGCACCGATTAGCGAGGGGTGCACCCCCATAGCGTAGCAGGCCATATTGGTAGCCTCTTCATTGTCATCTATCCAGTCCCCGCCTTCCTTGGAATCGCCCTTGCTCAGGGGTGTTATCATGATGTCTTTTTCCTCAATCCCTTTCTGGATGTTGAATTTGAACGGAATCACAATTGTTTTTCCGGCATTCTTAGCTCCAGATAGAAAGTCCTCAAGCTGCTGCAGGAGCTCTTTCTGGCGTTCCTTCTGTTTCTCCGGATCAGTGATTTTCTCTTTTTCGAACATCTCCTTCCAATACCGGTCGCTGATGTAAACCATATAGGCGATGTGCAACTTGTTGGTCATAAGAGCCTTTTTTGCCTCCGGGATCATCCTCATGATGTCGTTCCAGCCGGAGTCGAAGATGCTCCACCAGAAGGAGCGGGGATAGTACACCCTTCCGGGGACAGGCATGCGGATGGGCAGCACATAGCGATAGAATCCGTCGTGCTGAGATTTTCCATTACTGCCGGGAGCCATTCCCAGGCGAACCAGGATGTCCTGCAGCGGTGCGGAATCATCCAGGAGGGCCGAAACGGACACATCCTCCGGTGATCCTTTGTGCCAGGAATAGGAGAACCCATGCCACTGGATGCGGCCATCTTTCATCTTCGACACCCGGGAATATGCCTGGTCCAGATACTGCATTCCTACCAGCTCTTTCTTCAGGCTGAAGTTCAGGGCCACATTGCCCTGGGAGAAAACCGCCAGGTCGTTGGCGGCCTCCTGAGCAATACCAGGATAATTCACCCGGTGAATGAAGTCCCACACTGCTGGCTGCTCCGATTCCAGCTGCTCCACAAATTTCACGGTGCCATCTTTATCTCGGACCTTTTTCATAAGCATGATGCCATCTCCGAAGGTCATGGAGGCATTGAAGTTGACATTCGATGATATCTGAACCGAAGGATATACCTGCTTGAGTATGTTGATGGGAAGGTCGTTAGACGGCCCCCAGCGCATGAACTCCACCTCCTTGGGAACGGGGTTGTTCTTTTCCTTTTTGGGTGTCATTTGCACCCCTGTCTCGTCTGAATCGATGGTGATATCGTCCGAACGAAACGTGGTGACAACCGCTCCTGAGTTGGGCAGGAAAGCAGAGTCGCCCACCATGATGATCTGTCTCCTTTTTGTCATATGATTACCTCCACCCCATTAAGTTCGATAATACGGATACGTCTAAGCTTGCGCACCTCATGATTGAGCGGATTCATCACGTTGACGGTGTTTCCTGCACAGTGAAATGATGTCACCGCCCAGCTGTCCAGGGTGATAATAGAACCATCACTTTTGACGTATCTCAAAGACACCGTTGCCCCGGGTTTCATCAGCAGGTGCAGGTACCTGCGATGGATTACTTTTGCAGCCATTGCGTCTGTTTTTGAGCAAAACAACAATACCACCGGGAGCCATCAAAGGACAGAGCAGATGGCGAGTCTTTGAAGCGCGGCAAACCCTCAGTGGGTGCACTTCAAATCCAACCATCCATAACACGGGAGAGACTACCAAGCCGAAGGGCACAAAAAAAACCGCTGCAGCGGCCTCCCAGTGTTATACCTTTTTCTGCGCACCCCCTCCCTGCCGGTGGCAGGTCATTTGGGGGTGGTGTTGCTTAAATCATTCCTTCATCGGCAAAGCTATAAAATGCCTTATCGGGGGTCATGATGATGTGGTCAAGGAGTTTTATGTCCATTGCTTCCCCTATCGTTTTAACCTTTTGTGTGATGGCTGTGTCCGATGGGCTAGGGGTGTTATTCCCGGATGGGTGGTTGTGTGTTAAAATTATTGCGCTTGCATTGGACAGGATGGCAGCCTGAAAAACCATTCTCACATCAAGGACGGTGGCCGAAACGCCCCCTTCGCTTGCCTTATAGTAAGCAAAACACTTGTTTGCCCTGTTTAGCATCAGGGCGTACATGGTCTCATGGTGTGCGATGGTTGCTGGGTCAAAAATTGAGGTTCCTATGTAGGCGGCTGCATCTTTTGAACTGCCTATCTGAACAAGGTTGTCAAGGGTGGGAATGTATGATAGCTTCACTTCTGCAACTACATTCGGGTTCTTAGTCCGTTCCGGCTTGCCGTATATCTCGACCGGTTCCAGCGCCACCATGTCCATTTTGTTTGCTTGCTCCGGGGTGTGTGTCTGTCCTTCATGGTACAGGTATGCAATAGGCCAAAGGGCGTGCCAATGGGCTGTATCTTCGCCCCTGTCAAGTAGTCGTTTTTGAATGGTTGCCTTTTCTGCTGCTCCCCAAATGGGGAATGCCTTTTCACCCTTGCGGATTCTGCGCCCCTGGCGGTTCCATTCTCCGATGGTCTTAAACTCTTTGGCTCCGGTCTGCTCCATGTAGATACTGACAATGGTCTGATTCAGGGTGAGGGTGCGGCGAACAAACCCTACCGGGCAATCCAAGCGTGACCAATCCCGGATGTCTTTGCGGGCTTGTTTGCTTGTTTCTACTAAGTTTTGGCGATGGTTGGCACGTGCTTCCTGTGCCGGGGAAAGTTGTTTTTTTGCAATGGTTTTCATACCTTTACACTGTTTTTAAGGGTTAAACTTTAAAAATCTGAAGGGTGGGTTAACGTTTCGAGGCGGTTACCTGCCCTTCTTTATTGTCATAAAGTTACAAAAAATCCCTCAAATAATATAATAAATAACCAACTAATTTACAGGATTTTACATATTTTTAACAAATGTAAATTACTGTCAATCAGTGATTTGTATTTATGATTTACAATAATACTCTAAATGTAATTATCTGAAAACCAAAAACTTGCGTTTGCAATAGCTCTCAAACAATTCTCACAGAAAAATTTACAGTAATCTGGAAATCAATAATAAAGGGGTTCACAAGGGGGATTTTCACCCTTGTTTTTCCCGTAAGGGCACGCTGCGCCCTCTGGGTGAATGTGCGGACGCAAGCCGGCCCGGTGCGTAATATGCTGCCCCCCCCTAAAAAAGCATCGCCCGCACAGGGGACCCCGGCGGGCGAAACCATTGAATAACATAGGAAGCTACCAGTCGGTGTTCTCAATTGTCTTTGATGTGTTTCCTTCCTTGATTGCCTTATCTATGGCATCAATGGTTGATAACGCCATCTTGTGTGACCTGTAGAACGCTTTCCCATACACAGTTTTATTTGCACCCTTGGGATTGACAGGAAATTCACCAACGACCTTAACCGTAGCGGTTGTAGTGTAGTCCGGGGTCTTCGTCCTCGTATCATACTCTGATAGGGTGAGCAAGATCCGCGCCCGGCCCTCTTTGACATCAACGCGAACAATATGCCATGTGCCAATGTATATCTGAGAGAAAAACAAATCTCCCATATGCACATCATCGAACAGTCCCTTCGCGAGCAATAGGCCAGCCTCTTTATCCTGATTCTGAATTACAGACTTACCGGATCCGTAGTTGTACACAAAGTAGTTTTGTGCCCTGGTAAATATCTCGTCTTTCTTAATCCCTGGAACTTCTACGATCCTCTGGTAGGTGAGATTCCCATTCTCATCAACGGCCCACTGCCCGCTGATTTCTTGCAGCATGCGAGTAGTTTCAACGCTTTGAGAGTAGGAGAATGTGGAGAGACAAAGTAATGCAATAAGAGATAGTATCCTTTTCATGATCGTTAGTGTTATGTGGCAAAGATATGAAAAAACAATAACGGCTCTTACTTGCCCAGGAACACAACCCCACCCCCATAATAAGACGTGCTAGAGTAGTAGAAGTTCACCCCGTACCATAGGGTGTCGAATGCGTCCGTAATGTGGGTCTTTAGTTCGTCTGGGTTATCCGGAGAGTCTGGCAGCTTCTCATCGCTCTTGTCTTTTTCGAATCCGTTCCGCCCCACCTTGATACCGGAGCGTTCCATGGCCAGCTTTAGGTACTCGTTGTTCATCAGGTTGAACAGCACAAACAAGTAATCCGGATTGGCCCCCTTGAGTGTGAGGTCTATCTGTTCATGCTTCCATTTGTGTTCCGGGGCCTGCCCCACATAGGTGAGTGTGGCGTTCCACCGGTTGGCTTTGAGTTTTCTGTCGATGACGTCAATGAGTGTGTCGTTGTCTTTTCCTGAGGTCTGCACGAACGTATGGTCATAGAACACCACTACCTCTTTGTTCGCCTTCCCAGCGTAGTAGTCGCAGAACTGCTGCACCAACTCGGGCATCTTGTTGGGGGTCTTGACGAACATTGAGTTAATCACCCGCAGCAGGTGGGCCTCTTCATCCACCTGGCCGATGACCAAGCTATTGATGGCAGCGTTGGAGTCAAAGGCCACATAAAGGGGCTTGCTCATGTCCAGATCGCCATCACGGAGGCATCCTGTAAGATTGTAGCTACCGGTATAGCGAGCCATGGCCGGAGTGTCTGCAGGGGTGTAGAAATGGATGTTCTCATCCAGTGCAGAGTAGAAGCCGTTCTCTATCTTGAACAGCCTCTCATTGAGGATAGATGTTCGAAACATCAGTGCCGGCAGATCCCGCTTCATCTGCCACACGAAGTCCATGCCCACGATCTCGATGTTGTCAAAGATGTCGAACTCGGCATAATAGACGGTGTATTCCCGGTTTTTGCCTCGCTGTATCTCTTTGGTGTCCTTCACCGGCTGGTAGCGGCGGGCTATGTCTAGATCCTCGCGGAGTTCGCGGATGCGTCGCCTGACGTGTTCGGTCTGCTCCGGTGTGTTCTCGTAGTCTTTGAGTAGCTTGTACACCACCCGGATGTAGTTGATGTGCTCGGGGATCATCTCCTCCCGGGTGTCCAGTATCCACTTTCCTTTCTTGGAGGTTGGCATGTCGGTGGTGAAGAGCGTGGAGTGATGCCACGGGCAGTCGTCGAACTCAGGATTCCCGCGGTTGGCCGGGTTTACCTCGCTCTTGATCTTCTCATAGTCCAGAAACTTCGCCTCCGGACCGATTACCCAGTCCAGGGACATGGAGTTGGCTGACATGCCGTGGTTGAAGGAGAGCACCACCAGGATGGTTCCGTTCCAGAAGTGCAGGCAGTTGCCCCATGCCTCCCGCAGTGGGGGACGGCGGGGAAGGCCGAAGCCAGCAGCCTGAGGGGCCTTGCGCCCCACGAAGTAGTGGATGTCCTGGACGTACCCCCACCGTGCCAGGGCAGTACATACTGCCGGCAGGGTGTTGCCCCAGGCTTTGGCGTATGTGGGGGATATCAGGGCTCCGATGCTGCCCGGCATGGCCCATACGTTGCGCAGGATAAAGCGGGCGTCAATGCCTTCCGACTTTCCGAAACCCCGCGAGCACACATAACGCTCCGAGTGTGCGCTGATGGCCATGGCCTGCCGCTGGGAGCGGTTGAAGAACTTAGGCTCCCTTTTCAGCGGGTTTATGGGCAGCGGCTCACTCATGTCTCACGCTGATGGGTTGGACGTCCTCAATCTTCCCTTTGAACAGGGAGCGCATCTTACGTCGATACTCCTCGATGTTTTCCACCGGCTGCACACCCTCCACCAGGGTGACGTCATCGGAGGGCTCGAAGGATGGCGGTGTCATACGTCCCCAGTCTACGGGTTCGCTCTCCTCTTTGTCCAGACGGGTGTACTTGCCGATGGTGTTTGCTGCCAGTGCCATGGATTTGGCGTCTCCTTTAGCCTCTGCTTTGACGTAAGCCTGGCGGGCCATCTCCACCACCATATAACGACACCATGCTTTGGACGCCTGCTGAACGTTACCCAGCAGCCGCTGCACATAGGCGATATCCCTGTATGCCTGTGGCTCGCTGACCGGCTCTGTGATGCCCCCGCATCCGGTGGTGAGAAACTTGACCATCTCCTTGGTCGGGGTGTGCGGGGCATCGTGCCACTTGGAGAAGGTGGCCATCCAGCGACGGCGGATGTCCTCCTCATGCAGGGATAATTCCTGAGAAGCTTCTGGGGCGTCTTTAAACAGCACCAGCGACAGTTTGTCGAAAAGGGAGTCCTCTGCTTTCATTCCATCTGTTCTTTGATATGACGTGCTGCCAGCTCCTCGGCCAGAGGTGATCCAGCCCGGGCCAGACGCACTATGTTGCTGTATAGCTCGTTTTTCGTTTTGAGGCGTCCTCTGTGGAAGGCCCCATATTCCGGTGATGTTTTCCACTGGAGGCATCTCTGGCAAAACAGGTCATAATAACAAGGGTCTATGTCAATGAGTATGGCTATGTCTGAGGGGGGCAGCAGAGAGGCCGCATATTGCTCCGTCTGCTGTATCTGGTCTTGTGTGAGTGTCATCGTCAAATATGGGTGTTGCGTCTTCCCAGGCAGCACAAAAACCCCTGAGAAAGGCATCATAGTGATCTTCCCTGCAGGAGAGGATGCCGCTCTCCCATCGGGCATTGGTATTGAGGTTTGCGCTTCCCACCAGAGATATCTTCCAGGAGTCGTTGGAGAGCAGAAGAATTTTAGCGTGGTTGGAGGTGATGCGCACCTGTGGTGTTATCCCACTAGCGAACATCAGCATGTCCATCTTATGCCGCCGCACCGTGTGGTCCATGAGCATCATCAGCTCCCGTATCTTCCCCGCCTCTGAGAGAAAGAACAACCTGCGCAGGCTGTCCTCGGAAACGGTGAACGATGCAAGGCGGATGTCTGCTGCACCGGTGGTATCCAAAAGAAAGGGCAATAACTCATGTATCGCCCATTCTCCTTTGTGAACAAAAGGGTACTCCCGTCCTGGATGAAGCGACGGGAATACCCTGGAAAAATCAGTCTGTGATGCCATAGGCTGCAAGCTTTTCCAGAACCTCCTTCAGTTTAGCCTGGTACTCCGCGACCCTGGCAGAAGCATTCTGCCGGGCCTTCTCGGATTTGTTGTCCTGTGCCGCCCGCTCCGAGCGGGTGATGTTCCAGCGCAGCTGTCCGGCGCGTTGCTTGAGCACCAGGATAGCAGCCTGCTCTGTGGTGAGTTCCTTGTCCGGGGCTTCACCCTTGGGCTGCGCTTCCACCTTGCTGCCATCGATGATGTCCCACAGGGATGCGCGTTCGTCTTCGAGGTCATCCAGTTCCTTAGCCAGGGATGCCCTGTCAGCATTCGAAATACTCGCGCTTTTCATCTTGGTGTGCAGGTTGGCCATAACGGGCACGATCTCCTTGATGCGCTCCAGGGCTGCCTTCTGTTTCTCAGAGAGCTTCGCCGGATCCACCTTCGTGGGATCCTGGGAGGACTCCACAGGGGTATCCTGGGCCTTGGGTGCGGGGCTTGCGGCGGCTTTCTTCTTGGACACGCCACTGCCTGCAGGTGCAGGCTCTGTCACCGGTTGGGCCTCCTCCACAGTGGCGTCATCGGCCACCCATTGTGATATCGATGAGAGTTTGTTGATGAGCATGGTGAAGTGGATGTCGCTCACCGGTGGGTTCTCGACACCCTCGAAGAAGGCCATGTACTTAGATGTAAGTTCCCGGGAGGCGGCAGAGCGGAACAGAGACACCCCCACGGCATAGCTGCGCTTCTGATCACGCAGCCAGCCGATGATTTGGGTCTTCAGGGAGCTCATGGCTTAGGGCGTTACCGGGTTGCGGATGGCGTCGATGTCGATGGGCGTTGCCATGTACTGCTTGGGCAGGAACGAGCCGTCCACCTCGTAGGTGAAAGCATATCCGCGGGCATCTGCTGCCTTGGCTCCGGAGTCGAAGGCCGGGGAGACCACTGCCGGCATACGGCGTGTGCCCACCACCAGCTGACGGCCGTCATGTTCCTGGAGTAGCAGCACACAGTCGGTGTTGCACAGCTGTGCTGCCAACCCGTCGGCATCCTGCTTGTCCTTGACGGAGAAGGAACCGGAAGGCTTAAAGCTTTTGGCTCCTGCCTCTCCCTGGTTGTCTGCCTTGTACTGGACGCTGCCCGCTTTGGCGTCGATGATGAAAGGGGTGAATCCTGCAGCAAACTCAAAGGTTCCTGTCAGTTCACACACTGCGGCCAGCGTTTCCGGGGATGCTGCGGGCTCGGGCTCGGCTACGATCTTCGCAACAGGGATCACCAGGATTTCGTTGCGGTATCCGCCCATGATTTTGGCCCCGATGGTTTTGTCGAGGACGTTGGAAAAAGAAAATTCTGCCATTTTGTATGATTTTTTCTGATTAGACAATCCTTCCTGCGATGGGGACCGGTGCACTCACCGGCCCCCTCTCACAGTCCAGAAAACTTATTCGGCTGTGCCGGTTTTCTTCACCCAGCTGCCGGCGGTCTTCACATACAGTTCGCCACCAGCGACGGCCAGCGATCCGTTGGGTGCTGCCGTTGCCTCGGTATCAGCAAGCAGGGCGGCTTCGTCAGCAAAAGGCCCGAAGGTCTCCACGTCTTCAGCGGCGGTCTTGTTCACCCACGATCCGGACACCTTGATGTACAGGTCACCAGCAGCGACGGCCACAGAGCCGTTGGCGGCTGCTGTTGCAGCGGCGTCAGCAAGCAGGGCGGCTTCGGTGGCGAAGGTGCCCACGTGTACCACTGCAGGAGCAGGGCTTTGGTTCACCCATTCACCAGAGGTCTTGATGTAGATCTTGTCCACCACTACGGCAACAGATCCATTTCCTGCGGCACTGGCTTTGGCGTCAGCCTCCAGAGCGGACTCGGTGGCAAACAGTCCGGCATGGATCACCGGTTGCACGTCGGCTTCCTCGGTGGTATAGTCACCAGAGAGGCTGATGGCGGTGTTGGTCTGCTCGTTGGTCAGGAACACGTTGGGGTTGACCCCTTTGATGCGGGTGCCGTAGGCAGCCTGGATGAAGAACTGGGCCAGATTGGGGTTCTCGAAGGGAGCCCTCACCTGACAGAACTGTGCTGCTGCGTCGGTGTTGATACCGAAGTCGAACAGGTCGCGGCCGCTGCGGGCGTTTTCGTACTCCCCGTTGATGGTCATACGGCCACCACTTCCCAGGGCGTAGTGGGTAGCATACTCCAGACGCTGCCACTGGCACAGGTCCTTGAGTTTGGCAAAAGTCTCCTCCCAGGTGGGGTCTTTGAAGTTCTTGACCTTGTTGGCGTAGGCTGCCGTGATATTGTTGATGGCTGTCTGCGAGAGACGCCATATAGCCCTTCCGGAGCGTAGCTTGGGAGAGGCGGCACGAAGCCATGCCAGAACCCGGGTAAATGCCAGGGTGTCGTTGGCATCCACAGGGGCGGATATCTCGCCACTGTTCACCAGGTTACCTTTGGCCACAGATACCTCTCCGGCAGCCGTGAGAGCATCCAGGTAGGCAAAGAACCCATCGAAGGAACCCAGCGGAGACTGGTCTGCTTCGTTGCGCTCGGCAAAGAACATAGCGTTGATAGTGTCCTCCCCGAAGGTGGATACCATGGCAAATACAACCTGGGCTTCCAGAGGGTGCTTGTTAGCCTTCAGGTCCACGGGCTCTCCAGCGTTGCTGAGTACCTTTTTGGCTTTTTCAAACTGGTAGGTGGTGATGTCTTCCACCAAGTTGGAATAAGCCATCGCGAGGTTTAGCGGGTATTCCTTGACCCGGGCCAGCTCGCGGATGCGCACCAGTTCGGTGCCCAGGATGTAGGGACGCATGATGTTGCCGCGGCGTTCCAGGACGCCGACTTTGTCGTTCTCCTTCAGGGAGATGACATTGATCTTAAGAGCACTGGCGGCATCCATGAGCTTCATGATGGGGATGCGGGCCAGCTCATTCTGATAGTTGACCGCTGCACGCTGCAGGGCTTCTACATTGATTGCTGTTTGAGGCATTTTGGTATGGTGTTAATGGTGAGTACTTGGATTATAACAGACCCTCTTTCTTGAGGTCTGCGCTCAGTCGGGCCATGTCATCACCGGCCTGGGCAAAGACCTTTTTGATGGGGTCCTGCTCGGCACTGGTGATCTCCGTTTCGGTCTCGGACTGCACCGGATCGGTGGCCGGTCCAGCTTCGAGGGCCGCGATCTGTGAGGCTTGTGAAGCGATTGTGGTGTCACGCTCTGCCACCTGGGCGGTGAGGGTTTCAATCTGCTGGCTCTGGGATGTGATGGTAGCATCACGCTCGCTCACCTGGGCGGCGAGTCCCGTGAGCTGTGCGTTGAGCGCGCTCACATCACCGGTGGCGTTGATAGCCTCCAGGATGGTTTCTGCAGTCACGGCAGCTGCAGCTTCTGCGTCCTCGCCAGCGACACCGCTAGCGACTTTATCCCAGGCTGCCGCTTTGGCTACCAGGGACTGATACTTGTCCTCATTGAGTACTTTCATCTGATTACGTATTAAAGGAATTAACAACATCTTCGAGGGTGCCTATCTCGTCTGCCAGGCCTATACTGATGGCTTCCTGGGCAAAGAACATTTTCCCAGTGCTCCACTCTTTCTCGTTCTTCGCCGCCAAATCTCCACGGTCGGTCCGGATGCTCTGCAAAAAATGATCATTATACCGGTTGACCAGTTTCTTGATTCCGGAGAAGTCCCCTTTGAGGGCATCGTAGTAGTCCTTGTTCTTGTCTTTGGAGGCATCGGCGTACACTTCTATCCACCGCACTCCCAGATCCTCCCAGTATTTTGTATCGTCAGCGATGGTCATATATGTTCCGATGCTGCCTAGTCGCGTGAGCTCACTGGAGGCGATAATGCGGTCACAGGCTGCGGCTATCATCATACCCGCCGAAGCACAGAAGTCGTCGGCAAAAGCGATCACCGGTTTGTTGCGCTCCCGTATCGCCTCGGCCATCAGGCGCGAGGCATGTCCTTCTCCGCCACCGGTCTCCAGGTGCAGGATCACACCAAGGATATTGTTGTTGGCATAACACCTGCGCAGCAGCGAGGACTTGGTGAGCATCCCCGAAGGTCCGCACCACTGGTCATGCTTTGTGATGGCACCCATGATACTGATGATGGCCACGGAACCTTCCGGAACATCATCGGGAGAGACGGCCTCTCCATAGTCAGAGACCTCATATGCCGTGGTGCCTTTGACGGCCACACGAACAAAGGCATCCTTTTTCTGTCCCTGGTCAGAGTGTGCCTCCATGCGCTCCCCTTTAATCCAGGAAGCGATCATGGGGTAGTACTGGCGGGCATACATCTGGTCTATGGCCCAGATGCCGCTAATGATGTTATGCAGATGGAGCATGGCGTCCCTGTTGGTTTACCCTGCAATAATACCATGCCCCCTTGTGGGTACAAAGGACTCAGGGGGTCACCAGCAGCAGCTGCGGATGCATCTGGGAGCCTGACACCGAGCAGGAATACCCGCTGAAAGAGGCCATCACCGAGGGCGTCACCAGGCTCTCGACGATGGTCAGCGGGCAGTGCGGTGTGCCTACGATGTAGATATCTTCGGATGCGGTCTCACACAGGAGCATCATATCCCGTCCGTACACTTCCAGAATCCCCAGACTCTGACCGGAGGTCTTGGGGCAGCGAAATGACCCGGACACATTGTATATCAGGCCGGCATCACTGTCTTTGCCGGTGATGGATATGTCTATATCCCGGGCGCGAAGTTCAATCCATGAGGCACCCTCTCGAAGGGTGAGGCTGCAGCGGGTACGTGTGCGGGTGAATGTGGAGAGATATTGTGAGGGGATCATCTTCAGGAGAGTGATGGAACCCAGAGGTGCGTTTTCGGTGCTCATGTGCTAAAATTTATGGGACGGTATCACGACTATATTTATTTCAAATCAGGCCAAAACATAATAAAATCATGGGACAATAAGGCGACTACATTTTACAAAATAAGAGGGCAAAATGTCCTGAGGCTCCCCAGGAACGATCTGTACTGCCCACTGCGGTACCAGCTTTTGCGCAGCATGTCATAAGAGATGGCATCATAGCCGATGCGGTACATTTCGCAGAACTCCTCGATTGCTTCCTTCTGGGAGATCTCCGGATTTGTCTGAACAGCTCCCTGCACAAAGTTGTGAAAACACTCCTTGAAGGCGTTGTGCAGGTGTTTCTCCACCCGGCGTTGTCCGGATTCATCCAGATAGCACCGGTACAGAGGGTTCATGTACACCTGCTGACGGCCATCCCCTTTGCGGGCGTATGTCTTGGATCCGGAGCAGTCCAGCAGCTTCACCCGGACGTACTCCTGCCGTTGGTCTTCGGGGATGATACGAAAATCCCCGGGTACGGTGATCAGGTTTGCTTTTACTATTAGCCAAAGGGTGTCATCCTTCTGAGGCACCAGGGTGTCGCTGCCGTTGGTACTCATGATGAACTCCCGAAGGATTCTGTTTACCCTTATGTCGACTGTTATGTCTGTCATGTGACAATGATATTGCGTAGTAAATGAAAAATAAAGGTCATTTCTTACTCTGTCCCCGGGCAATATTTTCCTGGTACACCAGCTGTGCATCCTCCGGGCTCAGGTGGTATTCCTCGGTGAGAATCCGGATGGCTTCCTCTTGGGTTTTCTGGGTGCAGATCATCCAGATCCACCAGCCACTCATTTGGGATACAATGTCAGGGGTCATGGCGCAAGGATTTTACAAATTCATCAAAGGGCACCAGGCACCGCAGGGTGGTGTACTGGTTGTTGAACTCGATGCGCTCGCGAATCTCCGGATGGTAGTCCATGAGGTATTTCACATGTGAGATGAAACGTTCCTTCCTCTGGGGATCCGTCTCCACGATCTTTTTGACTTCCCCGGGAGTCATAGCCATCAGATACCGGTAAATGGTAGTGAGATAGCGAGGGGATAAAACGGCTTTTTGTACTGCTGTATTTTCCATAAAAAATTGTTGGGAAAAAAGTTTGAACGAAAAACAGAAAAATTTTGACGGAATGACTGTAACCATCTGATTCTCTTTTTGTTTTGTCCGTCAAACCTGATTTTTGGGGTTTGACGGAATAGACGGATGCGCTTCGAAATTTGCTCGCAATAGCCAGATAATCAATCATTTGCATTCCGTCAAACTTCCATGCGTGAACGCCTGTTGGAAGAGGCCGTTCCGTCACATTTTTTCTACTTTGACGGAGTTTTGACGGAATTTTGACGGACTGGAACATTCTCTATTTCAATTACTTATTATTGAATCTTTACTTATTCCGTCAAACCGTCAAGGAAAAAGTAACCTTCATGTTGTATAATTTTTTTTCTCTGGTGAGACCAAAAAAAATGGAACCTCAGAATGGCATCGTATCGTCCGGATCGCCCCCGTTTTCCTCCGTCAACTTTCCCGTTTCACTTCTCACACCAAAGGGTGCGGGTGCGGAGGCAGAATCGTCAATGGTGCGGATATGGAAACAGTACACGTCCTTGTAGTCGCGGAACTCCCGGATGTCACGGCGGCTCCTCTCAGTCTCGGTCTTTAGCAGGTCCTCGGGATTGAAGGTGTACTTACGGCGGCCCTCGCTCATGTACTGGCACCACTGCATCAGACGGGTCTTGAAGGTGGCCATCTTGATGTTCTCGGCGATCTTCTTGGGAAGGGTCTCCTTGTACGCCAGGAAGGCCTCCTCTTTGGGGATGTTCACATTGAGCCTATCCTCTGTAAAATAGTCGTTAGCCCACCATATGAACTCGTCTCCGATGGCCCTCTGAATATTGCGCCGCTCGATGGCCTCCATCGGCGGCAGTATTCTTTGACGAAAGCGGAGGTACGTGTGCAGGCAGGTGGCCATGAAGTTGTAGAACCGGTTCATCTCCTCGGGGGTGTAGTCGATGATCAGGTTCTTACCGAATTCCGTGAGCGGGCTGCGCTCAGAGAGTCCCAGGTTGCGGTCCTCGGGATGGTAGTAGCTGGAGAAGGCGATGAACCAGGTGCGACGCCGTAGCGACGCGTCGAAGTTCATGATCCCGTGGTTGGACGTAAAACCGCACTTGGGGCTATCCTCGTACTCTATGACCTCGGTGTTGCGGTACAGAGCCCTGACGGTCATCTTACCGGTCACCATGGGCATAAAGCGGTGCAGATCCACATTGCTGCTCAGGTCATCAAAAAAGATGTGTTCGGTGATTCCCCGCTGAACCCCGCTGAAGAGGTGCTCGCTGTCTTGCATGGAGGGCTGCTGGCCATCTATGAACAGCTGCTTGCGCAGGTACTCAATAGAGGACAGGCACAGCGACTTACCCGTTCCCCCCAGGTGGGTGCCGGTGGTGGACTGCTCTGTCTCCATGGCGTATATGACATAGGGCCGGCCACGCTCCTTATAGCGGTACAGCTGATACCCCAGGGCGGCCACCTTGGAGATGAAGTGCAGGTTGACCTCTTTCTGCTCGTCCTCGGAGAGCTGGTATCCGGCCTCCTCTTTTTTCCAGAACACCCTGCCGGTGTTGTAGAGGAACTTGAGAAAGGAAAAATCCCAGTCGCGGACATCCAGACTGTAGCGGTCTTGCTCCCTGATGGCTTTCATCTGATCGCGCAGGTCGGCCCACTCCGGGGAGTTGGGGGTGGCGGCGGTGAAACGTCGCTGCAGGGCTGCATACTCTGGCGTGTATGAAACCTCGAAGGCCGGCGGCAATACCCGGAAGTCGTGGTCTATGATCTTCGAATCAAAGACATATTTGTCGATGTCGGCGATCTTATACGGCTCCACACCTGTGGGGGTGATACGCACGGCGGTGTTGCGGAAGAAAAAGTAGTCGAAGTCGCGCGTATAAGAGCGAAAGTCCAGGTCCACGGTGCGAATCTTCTCGATGCTGGCCAGCTTCACCTGGTTGCTGCGGTTGATGGCGTTAATGATGTGGATGTTGTAATACTCCGGGTTCTCCCGGATCCACTCCCTGAGGAAATTGTTGATATACGACTGAAAGTCCTCCTCGGCGATGGTGGTGACAATATTGTCTTTAATGTGGACGTAGGTGAAGGAACGCCGCTCGGAAGGCAGGCTGAGCTTCTGGATGCCGTTGGCGCGAAGAAACTCATAGAGGTATTCATTGTTGATGTCATATCCGGAGAAATTGCCCTTGGTGTCTTTCTTCTCCATCCAGAACTTTAGCGGCATGGAGATCTTCACCAGAGCCTGGAAGTGCTTGCGGGGGTTGCGCACCTTGGCCGTTCGGTAGTGCACAAAAAAATCCTTGGCGTCCTTGCAGGGCTTCCCGGATCGGGTCTTGAAACGTTTCAGATCATCGGGGAGACGCACCAGGTACAAGTCCAAGTATTTCAGGGCGAGCTTCTGAGCCTCCCGTATGCCGGTGTTGTCCATGTCATAGAGGACATAGATGTTTTTGGCTATGCGCTGAAAGACATTGTAGAATGTGGTGCGGTCCAGCTCCTCGGTCTCTGAGTTGAGCCAACAGACATGAAACCCGGCGGCAAAGACGTTCAGAGCATCGGAGCCTCCGGAGCAGATGATCAGTTCCTCCTCCCGCTCATCAATATTGTCCGCTTCGGAGACCTCCGGAAAGTGTCCCTCCCGGGCCTTGTCGATGAGTTTCATCACCTTGTTATCCCCAAAGATGAACCGCTCTGGCTTCTTCCCACAGAAGATAAACCGGATTTCCCCAAATGGCTGATATATCTTGCCCCAGGCGCGGTAATCCCAGTAGTAGATGGGGTATGTTTCGGTGGCGTGAATGATCCAGCTTTCTCCCTTGGCGTTCTTGGCCGTGACATAGTAATCCAGAGGTATCAGGCTCATGGCGTCGCAGTGCTCCTGGGTGATCTCGTAACCCAGGATATCCAGCTCCGCTTTGGTGAACTTGCCGGATTCTCTCCGGCCTACCCTGATGGCCTCCTCGGCCTGTGGTGCCCGCTCCAGACGCGGCTGACGCACAGGTGCTCTTGTGCCCTCGCTGATGAGAGAGGGGGCGAAGTTCTGGGCTATCCAGGTGAGGGCCTCCACGAATTTCAGGGACTCCCGCTCCATGACAATTTTAACAGCGTTTTTAGCATCGGTGTCGGCACCCCCCTTGTCCTGCAGCATCCATATCCCGTCTTTGTGACGGAACACGGTGCAGGAGGGAGAGCGGTCATCGGGGCGTATCGAAAAATTACGCCGGGAGTCAAAGCCGGCAGCGGCTTGTGGATAGTAGTGAAGGATTACCGACTTACCGCCATCGGTGGCATCCCATATGCGTTCTATGTCTATACGTTCTTGCATACAAATCTCGATAATGATTGTGCCATTAATTATTGCGAGCCTCTGTGATGCTGTCAATGGCCTCTTCGAGGCTACCAAAGGCCGCATCCAGGTTGTCGATGTCCTCATTGATGCGATCAACTATCGCTCTGACGTCAATATCTGATGCCATTGTATTTCTCTTGAATTTGTTTAACCGTTCTGTTCCACTCCGGAAATGATGGGTTGTGGAGCCTGATGATTCCTGACTTCTGGTGGTGTATTGCCGATGCTCTGGTCACATTGAGACGCTTGGCCAGCTTGCTTGGTCTGGGTGGATACTCAAGTAGAGTAGATGCCAGATGGCAAAATGCCACCCTCACATCAACCAGTTCCTGTTTACGGCACTTTCCGGTGACATCCTCCAGTGATTCGGAAAACTCCATGCAGCATATCACAAGTAACTCTGTCAGCGGGTCCTTTGGAGCAGGCTGTCCATTTTCCCCAACAATACCCGGTGCGCTGTATGGTGTCATTGGGTTACTTTTTCGTCTTATCATCATTTCATGATCAGATCTTTCCAGATGGACAGGAACTGGCTACCGGCATACTTCGCGAGCGCACTCGTACGGAAGCAAAGGCGCGAGGCGCTACCTGCATTCGGACCCGAGTAATGGTAATCCGTACCGTGAAACACGAAGAACGAAGGAGACACGTAGAACCAGGGGAAATATTTGTACTGATCTGAATTATGCCAGTCAGCCTTCCATCCCTCATTTAGGGCTTCAGCGATTACAGTAGCCTTATACTGTGCCCGCAGATACTCCCGGATATCTTCCGGAGCATCGGTGAATTCAGGGACATCAGGCCGTCCCGTTTCCTTGAGCGCATCTTCAAAGGTTTTGATCCTTTCGGTGATGTCGCGAACCGGTTCCCGTGTTTGTTTTTTCGTTGCCATAGTTGTTGTTATTGAGGTTAGAGAATGAAACTTTTGTACAGATCAGTGAACTGTGTCCCTGCGTAACTGGCCAGCTCATCGGATTGAAAGCAAAGGCGAGAGGCGTTACCCGCATCCGGAGCCGAATAGTCGTAGTTCGTACCGCCGAACGCGAACCCCGAAGTAGACAACGTATTGAAATACGGCACCCACTTTTTCTGATTACCGTCATTCCAGTTCGGACACCAACCCTGATTAAGAGCTTTGGTGATCGTCTTAATTTTACGGTACGCTATTTCATCATCAGGGATCCCCTCCTCATGCATTTCGTCCACATCGATCGGGGTGATGCCTATTTCCCGGCAGGCGTCCTCATAGGTCATAATCCGGTCAGTGATCTTCTGTGAGAAGGACGCTGGTCCAAATGTGTTCTCAAGGATAGCCTTTAGCTCATCGGAAGCCGTCCTGTACAGCTCCCGTGCTTTTGACTCTGTGATTCTTAAAACCTTTTCCATATAATTTGATTTAATACTGGCGACATCGCCATTGCTCCGGATGCGGGGGTCGAACCAGCTACCTGTGGCTTAACTGGCCACCGCTCTGCCCACAGAGCTTATCCGGATTATTCCTTAATAGAGTCTTGTGGGAGATGAAACCGGTATATCTGGACGATTGTGAACGGTTCGTTTAGCTCTGTCCCTATCCTTTTTCACCGGTGCCTCAGGCTTTCCCTGGTACACCATCAAGCACAGGTCAAACATGGTCTCCATGGTCATATCCGGATACATCCTGGCCAATACTCCAAGCGTCTGCTGCGGGCTGTATCCAGTATCTAAATAACTCACGAAGTCATTTATGTGCTTTGCTTGCAATGTGTGTACCCTGCGAATTACTGCCGTTCCCAGGACCTGGCCATTGAGAATGATTTGGAATGCCTTTCCGACCTCGTGCCTAGATGGGTTATTCCGGCGTAAGGTGGTGAACGCGCTATTTGATAGCTTGTTGTTCCAATTGTAGCTGAAATTCAGCGTTTCCATAGTTTAAAGGTTTACTGAAATTTTTGTCTGAAGGGTGTTTTTATCCCACAGGGTGAGCTGCACAAGGGAAACCTTGGCCGACAGATCCACACCAAAGTATTCGGCTACCCTGTGTAGTTCGTCAATCGTTGGGGAGACCTCCCCACGCATAAGCAGTCCCCACCGGCGTTGCCGTATTCCCACCTTGTTGTAGAAATTCCGGGATGGCTGTAAGTGTACCAGGCTCCCCACAATGCTCTCGACCAGGTTACGCATGATCTCCGGATGGATGATATCTTTCTTCCTCTTCGCAGTCATTGGTGCTGTGGCTCTTTAATGTTATTTCCTGGAACCTTGTTAAGGAATTGGGCGTACAGGTTTGCAATGAGCATATGAACCGCAGAAGGATCATCAATGTCAACCCTGGCACTTAGCCTGACGGTGTTTGATGCGTCCCTAACCGACAACAGAGTCCGCTGCCTGCTCTCAAAAGCGTTTGCCGTGGTCATTGTATACACAATTTGAGTCCTCTCAGAAATGAACAGAAGCGTGGTATACAAATGATTCATAAGGTCAGCCCTTACTTTCATTCTGCTGTTCATTGCTCGAATCATTAATTGAAAGAATCCTGTCAATTTCTGCAGCTATCAGAGCCCCAGCGATGGCCAGTTGCTCTATACGCTCTTTTCTCCGGATGGATCCCACATAGTAGGTGCTCATGTTGTTCGGGTAGTAGATCAGGTCTCCAGTCATGGCATACTGGGCCAGATCCGCCAGTTCTCCGTATTTGTAGCCTTTGTCGTGGTCAATGGAAAACCGGTGTTTTTCGAGTTGTTCCATTCGTTCTTTCCGGATCAATTCAACTCCGGGTGTTGTTTCAGTGTAAGGCATAGTTGTATTGTTTTTAGGGGTTCGTAAAAAGCTTGTGTGTGTGAGCGTAATCAATCATCTCAGCGATATTTCTTACGCCAATACGCTGTTGAATGTTCCGGCGATGATTGTTGACAGTGTGGACCGATAGGTGCATTTCATCAGCTATCTGTGTGGCCTCTTTTCCTTCGAATATCTGCCGGAATATCTCCAGCTCTCGGATGGATAACTTGCTCTCGAAGCGGGGATGGCATATTACCCGGTATCCCTCACATTCCCCGCGAAGCGGACAGTTGATGAATTCAAAGTTGCACCGACCACCTCCATCCACATCCGGCTGGTCATCAAATACAGCGAAGTTGCATGCCAGAAATCGGCGAACAATCTGGAACTCCAGATACCACCGATTCATCCGACTTTTTCCATATACCCGGTTTAGAGCCTGGTATGCATCCGGGTAGAATGTGCTGATCCGCTCAACCCATGATGCAATAAAATCGCGCTTGCTTTCGTCTAGTCGCCACAATCCGGAATTATCCCGGACCATAATATCCCCTTCCGGGGACTGAAAGAATTCAACCTGGCTCATGCTTTAATGTTTTTGGGAAACAAACGATGGATAGACCTCCCTGTGATGGATGCAATTTTCTCCTTCTCTAATGGGGAAAAGGAATCTCTCCTGAGTTTGCGGTAAAACCTGGTATAGGTCAGACCGCATTCAGCCATTACTCTGTCCCTGAATTCAGGGATTGAGCGCTTTGGCAGGTTCTCATAATAGGTTTTAAGTGTCAT